GGCGGCAGGGATACCGCTCAACATCGAGGCTGCGGTGATGACACGCTACGGTAAATAGGGGAGAGGATGATGGACTTCGTAGAGTTCCTGCAAGGGCTCGCGCCCAAGGGTGAGACGCTGCTGGTGGTGCGGCAGAAGGCGGTCATGCGGGACGGCCAGCAGGCGCTGCACGCTGACGGCACGCTGAAGTATACTTGGCCCGCATTCCTGCCGTCCAAGCGGCGGCACGACGGCGGATCGTGGTACGGCAACACCGGCTCATTCATCATCGACCGCTTCATGGACGGCCAGCCGTCAGCGGCGGCGGCCTGCTGCGAATACGTCCTGGTGATGATGCTGGACGACGTGGGGACGAAGGCGAAGACGCCACCCCTGCCGCCGACATGGATCATGCAGTCGAGCGAGGACTCGTTCCAGTGGGGCTACGCCTTCGCGGAGCAGCCGACCAAGGGCGAGTTCACCGCGGCCATGACGGCCATCGCAGAGGCCGGCTACACCGACCCTGGCGCGGTCAACGCCGTCCGTAACTTCCGACTGCCGGGGTCGGTTAACGTCAAGCCAGGCCGCGACGGCTTCAAGGCGCGGCTGGTCGAGTTCCACCCCGAACGCGAGTTCACCCTCCCGCAGATCTGCGAGGCGCTGGGCGTCACGCCAGCGCCCGCCGACACGGCGTCCCAGAGCGTCTTCCGCCTGCGCGACACGGGCAAGGACGCGGTGCTGGAGTGGCTGAACGAGCAGGGCCTCGTCCTGTCGGCGGCCAACCAAGAGGGCTGGCTGGGCGTCGTCTGCCCGAACGCCGCCGAACACACGACCGGCCAGAATGAGGCCCGCTACAATCCGATCAACCGCGCCTTCTGCTGCTACCACGGCCACTGCGAGCATCTGGACAGCAAGGCATTCTTGCAGTGGGTCTGCGACCAGGGCGGCCCCCGCGCCGGTCACGGCCTGCGGGACGAGCTGCTGGCGGAGCAGATGTCCCGCACGCTCAACAAGCTGACGCCGACGGAGAACTTCCCCGACCGCGCCGCCGAGATCATCGCAGAGGTGGACCGCAAGGAGCTGGGCCGGGTCGAGAAGGCCAGCTGGTATGAACGCTTCGCTTACGTTCAGACGGACGACTGCTATTTCGACTTGGAGGACCGGCGGGAGATCAGCCGCAACGCCTTCAACGCTATCTTCCGCCACATCCCTTGCAGGTCGCGCGACACCGGCAGGAAGATCGAGGCCGCCACCTGCTTCGACGAGAACCGCGACGAGGCGAAGGGCCGCATCCTGGAGGGCGTGACCTACGCCGCGGGCGAGAGCGTGTTGGTGTCGCGCAACGGCAAAGTGTACGGCAACCGCTGGGTCAACGCCCGGCCGGACGTGTCGGCAACGCCTGGCGGCGATGTGACGCGCTGGCTCGACCATTGCCGCCGGCTGGTGCCGGATCCGCGCGACCTTGACCACATCTGGGACGTGATGGCGTTCAAGGTTCAGAACCCGCGCGTCAAGATCAACCACGCGATCCTTCACGGCGGCCACGGTGGCAGCGGCAAGGATACGATGTGGGCGCCGTTCCTGTGGTCTGTCTGCGGCCCGACGCTGGCCAACCGTGGGCTGATCGACGGTGACACGATCAACAGCCAATGGGGCTACGCGCTGGAAAGCGAGGTCATCCTTCTGAACGAGCTGAAGGAGCCGGAGGCGCGCGAGCGCCGGGCGCTGGCGAACCGGCTCAAGCCGATCATCGCCGCGCCGCCGGAATACCTGGTTGTGAACCGCAAGGGCTTGCACCCTTACGACACCCTCAACCGCGCCTTCGTCCTGGCGTTCAGCAACGACATGATCCCGCTCACGCTGTCGAGCGACGACCGGCGCTGGTTCGTGATCTGGTCCACGGCGGCCCGCATGGATCCGAAGGAAGCGTTGGCGATGTGGCGCTGGTACAAGGACGAAGGCGGCTTCGCCGCCATCGCCCGCTGGCTGTACGCCCGTGACGTGACGGCGTTTAACCCTGGCGCGGCGCCGCCCATGACGGATGTAAAGGAGTCGCTGGTCGAGCATTCGATGAGCATGGCCGAGAGCGTCATCGTCGAGATGGTGCGGAACCGCCAGGGCGAATTTGCCCGCGGCGTCATCGGCGGGCCGTTCCACGCGGTCTGCGATCGCCTCCAGGCGCTGATGCCGTCCGGGTCCAAGGTGCCACAGGCGGCGCTGCTGCACGCGATCCAGGAGGCCGGCTGGGTGGATGTCGGGCGCGTCGAGTCAACGGATTACAGGACGCGGAAGCACATCTTTGCCGCGCCCGAGATCGCGCATGTGTACACCAAGAGCGACCTTCGGCGCATGATCGAGCAGCCCGCCGCGCCGAAGGTCGTGGACCTCAAGGTCGTGGGGTGACGCGGCCCAGCGTCGCGTTCGACTGGATGCGGACGTCGCGGTTGCACCAAGTCCAACACGCGCCGTCCTCATCCTGGAAGCAGACCCACATGAGGTCTGCCTCCGGGCCGTAGTCGATCACCAGATGCGCCCACGCCTTCCCCTTCGGCGTGAGCAGCGGCAGGGGCGGGTTCAGTTGCGTCAGCATCAGCCGCCCCTAAACTCCAGCCCCGTGACAGCGGCGGCCTCTAGGATGTCCTTGGCCGACCGGACCAGCGTCTCAGCCAGGCGCAGCGCCTGCATGGGCGTCAGCTCGGCCACGCGGTCATCCTTGTGGTCCAAGCCGTGCAGGACGAGCTGCACCCGCTCAGGGTGGGTGTAGGCGAAGGCTTCGCGCACAGGCCCCATGATGCGGTCGCTCATGGTTCGTTCCCCTTGTAGATGTCGAGATACGCCGCCGGCACCAGCCCGCCGCTCGGCAGCATCAGCGCCGGGGCGCCTAGCGTCGCGTAGATCGACGTCGCCAGTTGGCGCAGCGTGTCGGTCCAGCCCTCGATCACGGCGGGGTCAGTGCCGTTGTCGCCCGCATAGCGGTCCAGCAGCACGGCCACCTGTTCTGCCGCGGCGAAGGCTCTGCTGGCGGCGATGTCAGCGGCCTCGGTTGTGTTGCGTCCCATGTCGGTCCTCCTTGTCTGCGTCACGCGCTGGCGATCTCGCGCACCAGCCGCGCCCCTGCGGGTGTCACGGTCATCTCGACCTTGCGGCGGTCCATGACCGAGGTGCGGCGCTTCAGCAGGCCCAGCTCGATCAGCTTGTCTGCGGATCGCGTCACCACCGGCTTCGGCACGCCCAGCGTCTCCGCGATGATCTTGTTGCTCTTGCCGGGGTACTCGGCCACCAGGGCCAGGATGGCGATCTGGCGGCAGGTCATGTTGGCGTCAGGCTGCGAGGCCAGGATGAACGCCCGCGCGTCAGGCGGAATGGTCAGAGTGTCGGTCATGTTGTCGGTCCCTTCACGTTGTTGCGTATCTGCACGGGGCACAAAGTCGGTTATGCGCCCCCTCGCTGTCAAAGGTTTTCTTGCACCGCAGGCAGGCCCGCGGGGTAGTGTTGGGCTTCACGTCCAGCGGACGCTTCAGCCGGGCGCGGAATTGCGCTTGCGCCTGCGCCGTGCGGGTCTGGCTGGCCCACCAAGCGGACAAGCCCTTGGCGGTGATGTTCCCCACCTCCTCGGCCAGTTGGTCCCATGTCCGGCCCTGCTGGCGGCCCTGCGTGACGATCTCCAGCCGCCGGGCGATGAAGTCACTAGCGTGGACCGGCATCAGCACCTCCGCAGCGGCATGACGTTGCCGGTGGGCTGGCCGTCCCAGTCCTGCCGGCGCCAGTGCGGCGGCACCGTTTGGCCCTCCAGCAGCCGCGCCCGCTCGACTAGGTCGGGCATGATCAGCGCCAGTAGTTCCAGCGCCACAACGGCGCGGGCGGGGTCGCCCTCGGTGGCCATGGCGGCGGCCATGTCAGCGATGGCGGTCAGGTCGTCCGTCAGGCTCATACGCGCGCCTCCTGCGTGGCGGGCTTGGCGGGCGGCTTGGCCGGCTCGCGCTTGTGATGGTGCGCCCATATGGCCTCCGCTTCGTCCAGTTGGCGGCCAAGGTCCGCGAGGATGCGCTGGATGCGCCAGTGTTCCTCCCCGCCCTCATAAGCGAGCTTGAGCAGATGCTCATGGACGGCGATGGAGGCGCACAGCACGCGGATCGTGCGGAAGGGTGGCGGGGTCATGCGGATCATGGCCAACGGTCCTCGTCTGCGCTGATGCGGCGCAGCAGGACATAACCAACCAGCAGGGCCAGCCCGATTGCGGAGATGATCCCGACCAGGATCAGTTTCAGCCAATCTAAAACGTCCATTGATGTGGTTCCCCTTTGTGTGTAACGGTGTTGGTGGCGGTGCTGCGGTGGTCGCGCCCGCCGTGCGCTGCGGCCGTCCTCCCCCATGGCCCGCGCATCGCCCGGCCCGTCACGTTCGTCCCGCGTGACGGGCCGGGCGGCGGATCACGGAAGCCGCACCCGGACATCAATCCCGACCGCGTAGAAGATGACGGCTCGCGCGCGGTTGTCTTCATTCCACTCGACCGTGATGCGGTCAGGATGGGTGCGCTCGTCCGCTATGGTGATGCCGTCGCGCTGCGCGATCCATTGGGCGTAAAGCGCGGCCCGGTAGCGTTGCAGGTCGTCGCCCCGAAAGCGGTGGTGCATGTCTTCGCTCATGGTGTCCCTCTCTTGCGTATGACGGCCGCGGCGATGGCCACGGCGCGAATGAGTAGGTCTAGGATCACGGCGCGTCGGTCCTCTCGGCCATCATGCCGTGTAGGTGCGCCAGCGTGCTGGCGGCGTCCTCGGCCAGCCAATGCAGGCCCATCACGACGCCTTGCGGGAGGCGGGCGATTTCAGCGTCCGCGTGCAAGGCTTGCAGCCGGTCCAGAATGGACGCGAGACGCCCGCCAATGGCGGCGGCGTTGATAGCGGCGGGTGTGGGTCGGTCGGTCATGCCAGATACTCCTCCCATGCGGCAACGATAGCGTAATCGGGCGGTAGGTGGCCCGCGTGCGGATCCGCGCGGTAATGCTCGCGGGCGTTGTGCAGCAGGCTGGCCAGGGCTTCGTCCGGCTCGGGATCGTGCGCGGTTGAGTAGGCCAAGCTATCGCCGAGCCATATCTCGACACTGGCGATGGCGCCGCAGCTCTCGCGGCGCCAGATGACAACGGGATCAGTCATGGTGTCAGCCCTCCCCGCTCAAGGCCGCGCGACGGGCGGCATGTTCAGCCTCTTGCTGGCGCTTTTCCGGGATCAGCCATTCGATAGCCCCGCCGCGCGGGATGTGGCGATTAATCGTCACGATATCGTGAGCCCCGTCCGGCAGCATGTGCGCGGTGGTGGCGCTGGCCACCAACGCCCGGACATGCTCGCCGTAGATCGCGGCGTAATGGTCCACATGCTGCGCTTGAATGGCCAGTGCTTCGGCCTTGGTGATGCTGATCATATCGGTCCCCTTGTGTGCGGTGGTCGCAGGAAAATCTGTAGCGTTATCTATGGCGTGACGCAATAGGTCTCAAGGCGTCACGATTAGAAGAGCCCAAAAGCCGGCGACGCAGAGGCCGGTGATGACGCCGTAGCCGATGGCGCGGGCGATGGTGCGGAGCGTTTGCATGGTGGCGGTTCCTTTCTTAGCGGTGCAGTTCGGCGGCGGCGGCGCGGAGCGCAGATGCGGCGGCTTCTAGATGCGGCGCGGCAGTCTCGGCCATGGCTTGCGTGAGGTCGTCCGGCGCATCTTCCAGCGCGACCAGCAGCGCGGCTACGCGGCGCTGCATGACGGCGAGGCGGGCCGCGGCCTCGCGGTAGCCTTGGCGGCTATGACGGAGGCGGATGGGCTGCGGATCGGACATGGTGGCGGTTCCTCTCACTTGCTGGCGGTAGGGGCAGGCGCGACGCGGTAGGTGCGGCGTCCGGCCATATATGCGAGGCGGATCCGCGCTTCCTCCTGCGCCTCCGCTAGATCCTCGGTGGGGAGGAAATCGCGGCAAGGCTCCCATCCCCATTGGGTCAGGTATTCTAGGCGATAGATGGCGGTGGCGGTCATGCGTGCGGTCCCTCTCACTTGCGTTGTCGAGCTACTGGCGCTCGCCATGCGCGGTCCCGTAGGACCGCGCGGGCGCGAGCGTCAGCGGTTCCAAATCAGCAGGCCAAAGGATGCGCGGTAAGCCTTGCCAGCAGATACCGCGTCCTCCTCTGCGTTGATCAACGCGACCTGCAAAGCGTAGAAAGCCTCGCGCATGTCATGCGACGCGAGCTTGAGGCAATCGCTGAACGGCACATCGCTGGACGGCGCCAGCGCGTAAATGCGGTCAATCATCGCATCCTTTGCAGCGCGGGCCTTACCAACGCGGGCCTTGTGCGATGCGATGCGAGGGGCGGTTGCGGTTGCCATTGGTGCAGCTCCTAATCGGTTGCGACAGAGGAAGCGTATAAGGCACTTCGCAGCCGATGCAATAGATTTTGTGGCGGATCCGTAGATTTTTCCGCGCGGAGCTACGCAAGCGGGCGCGGAGCGGAAAGCGCCACGATTCCAAAGAGATAGCGCGGCCTCTCCGCTATCTCCGTAGTGCTTGTGTATATTGTTTAGGGGTAAGTGTTATATTATAACGTATGTGTTATAGAGCTAGCAGGCCGTCCGACTCAAATCCGCGTGCGTAGACTGCGGATTTACGTATGGCCCGCGTAGCCTCGCCCCCAGAGCCCCGCATCCCGCCCGCGCCCGCTGCGCCTTGTCCCAACTCGGCCCGTCTCCGCATTGCGTAGATTGCGTATGCTGCGGATAGCGGCATGTCTCGCGCTGGCCTGTCTCCGCACTGCGGAGATTACGGATAGCGGCATGTCTCGCGCTGGCCTGTCTCCGCACTGCGGAGATTACGGATAGCGGCATGTCTCGCGCTGGCCTGTCTCCGCACTGCGGATATTGCGTAGCCCCCGCGGCACCGCCAGCCAGCTGCGCGCCTGGCGTGGCGTTACGTTATAACATACCGCCTGGCCCTGGCGGGATGCGATGTGCAATAGATTGTATAATGCAGGCAATCGATCGAGCATTGGCTGTAATAGATTGTATAATGCAGGCAGCCGGGGGGAGGGGGACCCGCCGGCCGCCCGGTCCAGGGCCGGAGGGGCCACAAGCAATTTTTTATTTTTTGCGAGCCCTTTGCGCCCGCGTCACACAACATGGTACAAAGCGGGCATGACCATCTTCTCCCTCCCGTACGAGCCGCGGCGGCTGCAAGCGACGGAAGCGCGGCTGGAGGCCATCTACAACGCGGCGCGCAAGGGCTTGCGTGGGGACACGCTGGCGCTGGCCGCCGGGATGCGCCCCGCAGAGTACCGCAGCCTCTGCGAGTTTGACCCGCTGGCGGCGCTGGCCGAGGAAAAGGGACGCGCCGACGGCGAGATGGAAATGTCGGAGGTGCTGCACACTGCCGCCCGCGAGGGCGACGCCAAGGCGGCGCTCGACATCCTCAAGCACGTCCACGGCTGGGTGGCGAAGCAAGCCGTGACGGTCGAGGTCAACCAGACGATCTCGATCACGAACGCGCTACAAGAGGCACAGCGCCGCGTCATCGAGGGGGTCGCGGAGCCCGCACCCACGCTGACCGAGGACGCCAAGCCCTACCCGGAGCGGATCCGTGCAGACGGTTAAGTACTCGCCCGACGACGAGATGGAGCTGATGAGCCGGCTGTGGACGCCGGCCATCAAAGACAACCCGCTGAAGTTCGTGCTGTTCGCCTTCCCGTGGGGGCAGAAGGGCACGCCGCTGGAACACTTTCAGGGGCCGCGCAAATGGCAGCGCGAGGTGTTGCAGAACCTGGCTGACCACATCCGCAGCAACAACGGCAAGGTGGACTTCGACACCTTCCGCATGGCCATCTCGTCCGGCCGCGGCATCGGCAAGTCGGCGCTGGTGTCCTGGCTGGTCATCTGGATGCTGACGACCAGGATCGGCTCAACGACCATCGTGTCGGCCAACAGCGAGGCGCAGCTTCGCTCCGTCACTTGGGCCGAGATCACCAAGTGGCTCTCAATGAGCCTCAACAGCCATTGGTTTGAGGTCAGCGCCACCCGCGTCATGCCGGCAAAGTGGCTGACGGAGCTGGTCGAGCGCGACCTCAAGATGGGCACGCGCTACTGGGGCGTCGAGGGCCGGCTGTGGTCGGCTGAGAACCCCGACGCCTACGCGGGCGTCCACAACTTCGACGGCGTGATGCTGATCTACGACGAGGCCAGCGGTATCGACGACACGATTTGGTCGGTCGCCGCGGGCTTCTTCACCGAGAACACGCCGCATCGCTTCTGGCTGGCGTTCAGCAACCCCCGCCGCAACGCGGGGTACTTCTACGAGTGCTTCCACTCCAAGCGGGATTTCTGGGGCACGAAGATCGTGGACGCTAGGTCGGTCGAAGGCACCGACAAGCAGGTCTACCAGCAGATCATCGACGAGTACGGGCCGGACAGCACCCAGGCCCACGTCGAGGTCTACGGGCAGTTCCCCAACGCCTCCGACGACCAGTTCATCGGCGCGTCTCTGGTGGACGACGCCATGCGCCGCCAGGCGCACAAGGATCCGTCGGCGCCCGTTGTGCTGGGGGTGGACCCGGCGCGGTTTGGCAGCGACAGCACGGTGCTGGCCATCCGCCAGGGGCGCGACATCATCGCCATCAAGCGGCACAAGGGCGACGACACCATGGCCGTCGTCGGCCACGTCATCGAGGCCATTGAGACGTACAAGCCGGCGCTGGTGGTCATCGACGAGGGCGGCCTGGGCGCCGGCATCGTGGACCGGCTCAAGGAGCAGCGGTACAAGGTGAAGGGGGTCAACTTCGGCAACAAGTCGAAGAACCCGGTGATGTGGGGCAACAAGCGCGCCGAGATGTGGGGCGAGATGCGGGAATGGCTTAAGACGGGGTCGATCCCGCAGGACCGCTTCCTCAAAAACGACCTGACCGGGCCGATGATGAAGCCCGACAGCAAGGGCACGATCTACCTGGAAAGCAAGAAGGACATGAAGGCCCGAGGGCTGGCCAGCCCCGACGCCGCCGACGCCATCGCCGTGACCTTCGCCTTTCCGGTGGCCCATCGGGAATATGTGGACAGAACCCTGCGGCGCAATTATGCTGCGGGCGGCATACAGACGTCTTGGATGGGATCCTAGGACATGACGAGCAACACCAAGCCGATTGGCGTCGCCTACGAAGACCAAAACATTGTCGGCGCTGATACCGTCAGCGCAACAACCGTCAGCGGCACTGACATCAACGGCGTGGACATTTACGCCTCCGACGAACTGGGCTACACCGCCGCCGCTCAGGGCACCGTGACCCAGGCGACCAGCAAGTCCACGGCCGTGACGCTGAACACTTCGGCGGGCCGCATTACGATGAACAACGCCGCGCTGGCTGGCAATACGGCGGTTTCGTTCACGCTGACCAACAGCAAGATCAGCGCCAACGACGTCATCATTCTGAACGTCAGCGGCGGCGCAACCGCCGAGGCGTACACGACGTATGTGTCGAGCATGACTGCTGGCTCTGCGAGCCTTACCCTTCGCAACCTGACGGCTGGTTCGCTGTCCGAGGCCGTGATCATCAACTACGCCACCATTCACTGCGTGTAATGCCGAAGAAGGGCGTTTCGCTGGCCGTAGGCCGCGGCGAGAAGCTACCGACGAGCAAGGGCGCGGGCCTTACCGCTAAGGGCCGCGCCAAGTACAATCGTGAGACGGGCTCCAACCTCAAGCCCCCGGCGCCCAGCCCCAAGACCGAGGCTGACAAGGGCCGCAAAAAGTCCTTTTGCGCCCGCATGGCGGGTGTGGTAGCCAAGTCGGAGAACGCCGACCGCGCCAAGGCGAGCATGAGAAGGTGGAAGTGCTGATGAAAGTCTGCTTCCGCTGCAAAGAAGCCAAACCGTTTACCCTGTTCTTTCGTCACAATCAGACGCAAGACGGCTACCATAGCTGGTGCAAACTTTGCTGCACGGAGGGTAACGAAAGGTCGCGCCGGAAGCAGAACTCTACGATTGAAGGCCGCGCCAAGGTTTTCCTTCGTAACGCGCGCAAAAGCGCCGAAAAGCGGGGGCACGAGTTTTCGCTTACCGTTGACGATATCGCTGAGTGCTGGCACCGCCAGCTAGGTGTCTGCGCGTATAGCGGCCGCAACATGACTTTGGACGCTGCTCATCTAAATACCGTTTCCATCGAGCGCATAGACAGCCGTGTGGGCTATACGCCAGCTAACACGGTGCTGGTCTGCCAAGCCATAAACCGCATGAAGTCGGATTTTGGCTTTGAAGATTTTTACGGTCTGTGCCGTGACGTGGCGGACTTTTTGGGTGACGATAAGCTCAACCTTGCAGTAGGAGCTTACAAATGAAAAAGCCCGGCAGTCCTGGCCTGTACGATGCAATTCATGCCAAACGCGCCCGCATCGCCGCCGGCTCTGGCGAAAAGATGCGGAAGCCCGGCAGCAAGGGCGCGCCCACCGCGGCTGCGTTCCGCGAGTCTGCCAAGACGGCCAAGCCCGCGAAGAAGGGCAAGTGACATGCCTCTGGTGAAGTCTACCTCCAAGGATGCGTTCCGCAAGAACGTGAAGGCTGAGATTGCCGCTGGCAAGCCGCCGAAGCAGGCGGTCGCAATCGCGTACTCGACCAAGCGCGAAGCGGCCAAGAAGGGCAAGAAGTAAGCATGGCCGCGAACGACGTACAGGCTGCCGGGCGCGTTTCCGACAGCGACGAGTCGGATCGCCTGTCCGTCATGCGTCGTCGCTACACGATGGCGCTGTCGGCCTACTCGGACAGCCGTGAGGACGAGCTGGACGACCTGCGCTTCATGGCGGGCTCGCCCGATAACCAGTGGCAGTGGCCTGCTGACGTGCTGGCCACCCGCGGGTCGGTGCAGGGCCAGACGATCAACGCCCGCCCCTGCCTGACGATCAACAAGCTGCCGCAGCACGTCCGTCAGGTGACGAACGAGCAGCGCCAGAACCGCCCAACGGGCAAGGTGATCCCGGCCGACGACCGCGCCGACGTGCGCGTGGCTGAGATCTTCGACGGCATGGTCCGGCACATCGAGTACATCTCGGACGCCGACGTTGCCTACGACACCGCCTGCGACAACCAAGTCACCTACGGCGAAGGCTACATCCGCATCCTGACGGAGTACTGCCGCGAGGACAGCTTCGACCAGGATCTGAAGATCGGCCGCATCCGCAACGCCTTCTCGGTCTACATGGACCCGGCGATCCAGGATCCGTGCGGTTCGGACGCCGAGTGGTGCTTCATTACCGAGGATGTCAGCAAGGCCGACTACGAGCGGATGTTCCCGGACGCCGCGCCGATCTCTAGCCTCATGACGCAAGGCGTGGGCGACCAGAGCCTGTCGCAGTGGCTGTCGGAGGACATGGTTCGCATCGCGGAGTACTTCTACTACGAGCATGAAGCCGCGACGCTGAACCTCTACCCGGACAACATCACGGCCTTCGCCAACACGCCGCAGGACAAGGCCCTCAAGGCCATGTTCGGCAAGCCGCTGCGGACCCGCAAGGTGGACCGCAAGAAGTGCAAGTGGCTCAAGACCAACGGCTTTGAAGTGCTGGAGGAGCGCGACTGGGCGGGCAAGTGGATCCCGGTCGTGCGCGTTGTCGGCAACGAGTTTGAAGTGGATGGCCAGCTGTACGTCTCGGGCCTTGTGCGGAACGCCAAGGACGCCCAGCGCATGTACAATTACTGGGTCAGCCAGGAGGCCGAGATGCTGGCCTTGGCCCCCAAGGCACCCTTCATTGGCTATGGCGGCCAGTTTGAAGGCTACGAGATGAACTGGAAGACGGCCAACACGAACAACTGGCCGTACCTGGAGGTCAACCCGGACGTCACCGACGGCGCCGGCTCGCCTCTGCCGCTGCCCCAGCGCGCCCCGCCGCCGCTGGCCCAGACCGGGCTCATCCAGGCCAAGCTGGGCGCCTCTGACGACATCAAGTCCACCACGGGCCAGTACGACAGCAGCCTCGGCGCCCAAAGCAACGAGCGGTCTGGCCGGGCCATCCTGGCGCGCGAGAAGCAGGGCGACACCGGGACGTACCACTTCGTCGATAACCTCTCCCGCGCCATCCGCTACGTCACGCGCCAGCTCGTTGATCTGATTCCGAAGATCTACGACACCGCCCGCGTGGCCCGCATTGTGGGCCTCGACGGCGAGGTCGGCATGGTCCGCATCAACCCGACGCAGCCGGAGCCCGTGAAGGAGATCCGCGACGAGAACGGGCTGGTAATCGACAAGATCTACAACCCGTCGGTCGGCGTCTACGACGTCTGCGTGACCACCGGGCCTGGCTACATGACCAAGCGCCAGGAAGCCCTGGACGCCATGTCCATGCTGCTCCAGTCCAACCCGCAGCTCTGGACCGTCGCGGGCGACCTGTTCATCAAGAACATGGATTGGCCAGGCGCTCAGGAGATGGCCGCGCGCTTCGCCAAGATTATTGACCCGAAGGTCATGGAAGGCGAGGACCAGTCGCCCGAGATGCAGATGGCCAAAATGCAGATCGAGGCGCTGACGAAGGAGCTGAACCAAGTCGTTGGGATGCTCCAGCGCGTCGAGCAGTCCATCGAGGCCCAGGAAGTGCAGATCAAGGCGTATGACGCCGAGACGAAGCGCATTTCGGCCGTCCAGGCGGGCATGACGCCAGAGCAGATCCAGGACATCGTGATGGGCACCATCGCCGCGGCGCTGGATACGGGCGATATTGTGGGCCGAGACACCCCGATGGAGCGCCAGATGCCCGTCATGGAGCCCGAAATGGCCCCTCTGCCGCCTGAAATGGCCCCAGGAGGGCCGATGCAATGAGCAACTGCGCTGAGTTCATCGGAACGCTGTTTCTGGCCCGTGATACGGCCCATTCCGTGCATCTGAACACCCGCAGCTACGCCAAGCACAAGGCCCTTCAGAAGTTCTACGAGGGCGTTATCGACCTCGCGGACACGCTGGCCGAGGCGTACCAGGGCCGGCACGGGCTGATCGGGCCGATTGCGCTCATGTCGGCCAAAAAGACCAACAACATCGTCGAGTTTCTTGAGGACAACCTCAAGGACATCGAGGACATGCGCTACAAGGTCATGGACAAGAGCGACACGGCGCTTCAGAACATCGTTGACGAAATTGTCGCGCTGTATCTGAGTACGCTGTATA